TAGGTGCACCTTTAGTTCTTACAATTCCGCCTGGTCGATTAGTTAGTAAGTCATCAAGATTAACTTGACCATCCATTACTGCAACTCTGTTATTGTTTGTTAAGTACATATTGTCTAGTACTTGTCTCATAACAGTAGATTTAATTAACTGAATATCTTCTACTAGTTCTGAAACTGATCTACCATAAAATCTATGTGGTACTATGATAGGAGTAATAGAACAGAATGGATGTGAATCAACAGGTACATTATCAAGGATAGTGTAACCACCTTCACCTGCACTAGTAATTTTTCTTAACTCTGCAACACCAGTACCGTTCATGTCCATTTTAATATATGATTCATAAACTATAACTTCTTCTGTAGATGTATCACCAACAGTTCTATCATAGTCATCATCTATGTTTCTGTATCTTACAGATCTTTCAGAGTTGTATTGCTCTTTATTTTCAATAGGAAGATTGTAAACTTTGTCATGATCAAATCCCATTTCAATTAATTCACTACGAGTAGTTGGAACTTTATGACATATAAACTTAGCATCTTTTAAAGACTTAGCTTGTCTTTCAATTAGAAATTCTTCAGGTGGTATTGGTTCTATTTTAACTCTACCAAATGTTTGTGTTCTAGAAATAACTACATCATGTAAGTTTGGTATAGGTATGCTATCTAATTGTTCTTGTGCAATCTCAGCTTGTAAAGCATCTGGATTTAATCCTAATTGATCTTTAGCTTTTTGTTTTTCTTTCTCAAATGTTTCATCTTTGTACTCAGTATGTTCTAATACTTCAACACCATCTTCATCAATCAACATAGTAAACTCATCATCAGATAATTTCTGATAAGTTTCTCTATCTACTTTTTCTGAGTCATCCCAGTATACTTTGCAGATACCATTCTTTTGTAACAATGCATCTTTAAACATTGTGTATAATGCAGTGAAACCATCATTGTCTTTATTAAAGATATGATTTAAATAATCAGTTGCTTGTTCTGCAATCTTAACATCTTCTTGTCCAACAGGTTCTACTTTAACAATGTTATCTGATGCAGTAAATATTCTTAGTAATGGTGGTAATATAGACTCAATAGTATCAGCAACATCAGTAGATACTACTTGTGATCTGCCTTCTACTTCATTGCCAAACCCTTCACCAAAGTAATATTCATTAGCTTTGCGTCTTGAGTCTGTTAGCTCTGATTCATAAAAACCATAACTATTCTTGATGTGATCTCCAAGAATGCCTGATATGTTATAATCGTCTAGTGGTTTACCTTTTGCCATATTGTTCCTTAAACTATATATCTAGTGTCTACATTCATAGGTTTAGCCCAGTCAGTTCTTGTTGGTCCATCAACGGAACAACCATATCTAAAACTATCTGCTGCGTGTGAAGCCCAGTCATGTAGGGGTTTATTTTTAAATGTCTGCATTCTATCATCAAACTGTTTACGGTATTGTCGCAAACAATCAATACCATATTTACATTTATTTTTATCAAACCAACAGTTATCTAAATTATTTCGTACAGCTTCAATACCATGATCAACTGCTAATCGAGGACACACCTCAAAATCTAAGCCTAATTCATAAGCAACTTCTAATCTAGATTTACCTGTGCCTAATTCTCTTGTAGTAATATCGTGTGGTCCAACATGTCTACCATAGCTGTAACCTTTTTCTTCTAATACATTTGCATAGTGTGATAACGCTTCACCTGATGATTCATAGTAATCTATCAATCTAATCTCTTTACCAATTCTTTGTGCAAACCAGATACTAGTTGAATCACCTATACCTAAATCCCACCATGTTTCTACATCAACACTTGGATCATATTCAACATCAGTAATTCTATTTTCTTTTTCTGCTTTCTGAATTTGTTTTCCATAAAACGCTCCTGAGACTGCAGCTTGAAAGCTACATTCAAATTCCTGCTCGTATTGGTCGCTTGGCATTGTAAGCCTAGCTTCTTCTAATTCATAGTCAGGTATGATTTCTGTTTCAGATGCTCGGTATAATTGTCCATACCAATCTCCACCTCTACGTACAGCTAGATCATATACATCCCAGAACTGATTATGCCCCATGGGTGTACCAATAAATATAACATAGCCTAGCTTGTCTGACACTGCAGGTCTTACAACCTCAGTCCAAACTCTAGGCGACATAAGAGCGAACTCATCCATACATACACCATCAAAGCCTAAGCCTCTAAGTGCATCTGGATTGTCCGATCCGAAGATTTGTATACGTGATCCATTCCATAGATCAACCTTCA